GCACATGGGGAGATGAACCAAGCGGCGCAGCCATTACGCCAAATTACAATGATGCGCTTTACCCAATTGCAGTGACGAACAAAGGGGCTATTCAAGAACGTTGGGCGATTGTATTTACTGACACGACAAACTTTAGAATCATCGGTGAAGTGTCTGGTCAGATTGGAACGGGTAATGTAAATGCCGATTGTGCGCCAATCAACCCTATTACCAGCGCACCTTATTTTGTGGTTAAAAAAGAGGGTTGGGGCACAGGTTGGGTATCAGGCAACGTTCTTCGCTTTAATACGGTTGCTGCCATGTATCCGCTTTGGTGTATTCGTACAGTGAAGCAATCAGAGCCAACTACTTTGAGTGATAACTTCCAGATTATGTATCGTGGCGATATTGATAGAGATATTTAAACAATTAACCCAAAGGGCTGCATGTGCAGCCTTTTTTATTGAGTATATGATATGGTCGCAAGTACAGATATTAAGTTTTATGTGCATACCAATACCAATGCACCGCAATTGCAGAATGCTTTTGGCTGCATGATTGATGTCCTTGATGCGTGTTTAGTCAATGGTTTTGGCTCGCAAACAGTTTCAACACTTACAGCTAGTGGAACAACGGTCACAGCAACATTCGGCGCTGCTCACAACTTTATGCAGTATCAGGTGATCAAAATTGCAGGTGCGACACAAACCGAATATAACGGTGAGTTTCGTATTTTGACTGTACCGAATGCGAACTCAATTACATTCCAACTTGCAGCAGTGCCAAGCATAAACACAGCAACAGGAACAATTAGTTGTTCTTTACCCTCGCTTGGTTGGCTAAAACCATTCAGCGCAACTGGTAAAGCAGCTTATCGCTCAGCAAATACATTACTTGCATCACGTCCATTTCTACGAGTTATTGATGCACTTGATGCTGCATACACATCGACTTATGCGAAATATGCAAAGGTCGGTATTGTTGAAGATATGTCAGATATTGACACAATGATTGGTGTTCAGGCTCCTTACGATAGCTCAGCACCTACAAAAAATTGGGTGGGTACGGGGAGTGGAGCAAGTGGAATAAATGGGTGGGCACGTTGGTATTATGCAGCAAGCATTCATGTATCTGGCGGATTGATTAACTCACAAACGCCTGCAGCTGGTAATCGCCAATGGATATTGGTTGGGAATAGTGATTATTTTTATATTCTCCCTACTTCTACGGTAACATCGGCAACTGTGAATACACAGCACGCTTCAGCATATGGATTTGGTGCATTTAAGTCGCTACTAAATGCGGATAATAGTTGTACTTTCCTGCAATCACACTTAACACTCAGTAATAACGGTGCGTCTGTAAGTGCTAATTTCGGTCTGGTTTCTTCATCAGCGAGCAGTTCGTTATTACTGTTAAGAGATTATGCACAAAGCGCCAATTATAAAACGGCAAACTGTTTATCTCTAAATTCAGATACTGCAGGCAGTGGAGTAAACAATGTAATCGGTGCATCAACATTAACAAATACTGCACCGTTTGCCCCAGTTTTTATTAAAGAAGATACGACAAACGTTTTGCGGGGACAAATCAAGAACTTATTTTGGTTGTTTCAACAAAAACCGTATTCAAACTTTCAACTTATAGAGAAAGATGGTGCCCTATATATCGCTGCATTTATCGCATCAACTTCAAATCTAGGTCAGATCGTTTTGAAAATTGGAGATTTATAATGCTTTTAGACCTTGAAGTTAAGCAAGCAATTTGTCCAAGTGATTTGATATTAACAAGTGATATTGGTTTAGCAATAAAAGGACAAGTCAAAGAGCTGAATATTCCTTTCCCTTGTCGTTTGAGACTGTTTGAGCGTATATCTGGGCGATTGATTTCTGAAGTGATGACCGATCAAAGCGGAAATTATGTTTTTAATCATCTGAATGCAAATAAGTTCTTTATTGTTGCTCATCATCCTTCCAATACTTATAACGCAGTCATTGCTGACTTAGTGGTGCCGAAATGAGTGTGATTCCATCTATAGCTGCTGGCTTGGTACAGTTGCAAGCTTTAGCCAACTTCTTAGATACGGGTAGCAGCAATGCTACTTTTTCATTTTATAAGGGTACAAAGCCTGCCAGTGTTTCGGTTGCTGCAAGCGCGGGCAATAAGTTAGTCACCATGAATCTACCAGAGCCGTGCTTTAAACAAATCAATGCTGACAGTATAGAGTTATATCCAACCGACACTGGGACAATAACACAAGCAGGCACTGCAACATGGGCGCGGTTATACAATGGTAATGGTGATGCTGTGGCGGATTTTGCGGTGGGCACAGATATTACTTTAGCAAATCCAAATCTAGTTCTTGGCAGTATGTTAATGATTAATTCAATTGTACTTCGTCCGTCCACGTAAAGAGGTGTGCATGTGTCAAACTACATCCCACCTGATAGCCATAATACTGATCTAAATTTCAATGAGATTATAGGCGCGGTTGATGCGCATAATGTTGTTTTGAGTTTTGGAGATGCTGCGGACGTAAATTTAGCGAGCATTGATGCTCTAATTGCAACTGGATTTAATGCTGAAATAAGCACTGATAGTTTAATCCAGTTTGGTTCTATTGATGCGGTGATGAATACCAGTTTTGCTGCACATATCGGTGCACATTCTGATCTTAATTTCGTACTTGGACTAAATCATTTAAGTGGTTTTAGTTATCAAAAAGCTTCACCTGCATTAATTGAAAGTCATGTCAGATATGGAAAATCGAGATTTAAGGCGCATAACAGCGCCTTTATTTTTGAGCGCGGTTTAAGTTTATCTAATGCTGTGATAACGAGTTTTGAAAAGGGGCAGATTCTACAACGCGCAGTGAGACTCGTATTTGATGAATCTACGCAACTGGAAAGCAACTATCAGCTTGTATGGCAAGAGAACGATAAGCGTTTTATTGGTCGAACTCTTGTTTTTGAAGAATCTGAAAAGTTGCTGATCAATCGGCAGACTGACTGGGATGAAATGATTCGAAAGCGTAAGAAAATTACGTTTAGTTATGAAGTCGCTGAAGTATTTGAAAAACGTTTCATATTCAAGCATGACAAAGGTTTGGAGCTGGTCACAACGGATTCAATCGCGTGGGAAGTGGCAAAAGCAGTCTATTATCGCAAGTCATCTGTCGATCCAATTGAACCACAACCAAAGCCTGAATATGTGGGCAGTACAGACTTAAACTTTGTGTGTCTATGTCACGACATTGATTCGCATAATGTAGTTTTAAATTTTGGTGCTGATGACTGCATACCAGGAATAGTTAATAAAAATTGGTGGTATATCGTGAATGATTTAAAAGTAACTCGTTTAGATAATGGTCAAGAAATACAGGTCAACAATGGTGATTATCGTTGCGATAGAAGTAGTTGGTGCTGGTCCTATAATTTAACAATCCCATTTTATGAAAAATCAAAGTTAGAGCCGATAAATGGGCAGCCTGTGATTTTAAAAATCATGGTCAATGGCAATGAGCATCGCATGTTGCTTGAGAACATTTCACGCTCCAAACAGTTTGCAAAAGACGTTTATAAGCTTTCGGGTCGTAGTCCCACAGCTTTACTCGATGCGCCATATTCGCCGACTCGATCTTTTACCCAAGAGAATGAGCGCACGTCAGTACAACTTGTTCAAGCTGAACTTGATCGAGTGAATAGTGACATTGTGCTGAATTGGGAGTTGATTGATGCGCTTGGTTGGATACTACCTATCAACAGCCTGAGCTATTCAAACCTTACGCCGATTGCGGCAATTAAACTCATCGCAGATGCAGCAGGCGGCTTTGTTTATAGCGAACCTGATAGCAATACATTGACGATCAAACCAAAGTACAAAAAGACATTTTGGGATTCGATTGCAATTAATGAATATGATCGGGTGATTCCTGAATCGGTCGTGACTGATCTATCAACGGATTACACAATGTATCCTGACTATAACGGGGTGTTCTTAACCAACGACCGTAATGGAGATACTGGCCAAATCAGGCGTGTTGGTACTGCGGGTGATGTGTTGCAAGAGTCGGTCAATAGTCCTTTACTGACATCAACGTCAGCGATGCATAGCAAAGGTCGAGAAGTCTTAGCAAAGGCAGGCATGGTTGAAACACATAGCTTATTAATGCCGATTACTCAAGAAATTGGTCAGTGTTTACCAAGTGAATTAACAGCTTTTAATGGTGACTGGTGGGGGATAACGGACAGTGTAAGCGGATCATTTAGTTATGAGAAAGTCACTCAAACCGCATCTATAGAGAGGGTGAATCGTGAGTAATGCATTATCAAGACTTTTGGACTTGCTGCCCAAAACACCTGAATTTATTGCGACAGTGCAGAGTGCAGACCATCCTAACTATAAGGTATTGGTTGTTGACGGGACAGGGCTTGTGCTGTGTACCAGTTCAACAGTTTTTAGCGTGGGAGACCGAGTGTATATCAGTGGAAATGAAATAAAACGAAGTGCGCCAACAGGCGTTGTATATCAAATCGAAGTGTAACTTTAAAACAAATGAAGCCGCCGTTTTAGGCGGTTTTTTATTATCTGGAGAAATAGGAATGCAAGAAAACACAATTCCTTGGATCATCAAAGTTGTGCCTGCCGTAGTGGGGGCTATTCTTGCCCTGGTATTAAGCGGTGATATTGATAAGAACGGAAAGATTCAAGTCACATTAGGCGTGATTGGTAAATTCTTATTTAGTGTTTCAGTCAGCCTTTATGGAGGTTCAGCATTTATTGAATATTACGAATTATCAAAATATTCTCACATGGCGCAAGGCTTTGTGATGCTTATGTTTGCAGTTTTTGGATTATTAGCGATTGGCATTCTTTATCAGTCCATTGCACTGATGCAGGGTAAACCTTTATCTGAGGTTATTAGTGAGGTCAAAGCTGCCTTTATTTCAATACTTAGTAATGGTAAAGGTGATAAACAATGAGCGTAGATCAATCACAACAAGTTGCTCAGGTATATTCATGGCTTCGTGCTATGTCTGGTGGCAAATTAAGTCAATCTCAGGTTGTAGCTGGTGATCAGATTATTGAGAAAAATGGCTTAAATGTTTTTGCAAAACTTATTGGCTTTGAAATACCTACACCTTTAGTAAATGGACAGCGAGATATTTCTGAGAATGGTTATGCAATTATTAGAGATGCTGAGGGGTTTCGTTCAACAGCTTATTTAGATACAGGAGGTGTTTGGACTATTGGCTTTGGTACCATTAAATACCCAAATGGCACATCAGTTAAAAAAGGCGATACTTGCACGAGAAATGAAGCTGAACAATGGCTTAAAAATGATTGTGTATGGGTTGATGCTTGTCTTGATAAAAATGTCAAAGTCAATCTTAATCAAAACCAATTTGATGCATTGGCTTCTTTTGTCTACAACATAGGCGAAACCGCATTTGTAAAAAGCACAATGCTTACTCTTATTAATCAAAACAGTTTGACCTCGGCTGCAAGTCAATTTGATCGTTGGGTGTTTGATAATGGAAAGCGTATTCAAGGCTTAGTCAATCGTCGAGCAAAAGAAAAATCATTATTCCTAAAGGTGGCTTAAATGATTGATGCTGTGTTAGGTAAATTTTACAAATACATTATTTTGGCTTTGGTGGTCTTTATCTTTGGATATGTTTTTTATGCCAATTCTCTTGCTATGTAAGAATATCCAAGGCATGCTGTATATCATTTTTGCGATGCTCTGCAATTAACTTTAGATCAATCCAAACGCCTTCAGGCACTGGGCGAGTACATTGTAGCCAGTGGGTGATTCTACGTTCGTCCACTTTCAAGGCTTCTGAAAGTGCTTTCTTCCAAGATTTTCCAAATAGATAAACACCGATTTTTTCTAGTTTATCATTGTCACGAAAGTTAAAATATTTATTCCAAAACCAATCGTAGTGTTCAGAAATTACTATAAAGTTTGCACCAAAATGATCTTGTTGAACCATCTCTAGAATCTCTTGGTATTCAGTTTTGCTGATCGCTTTTTCAACTGCACGAACACCCAAAAAATAAATGTTTTTTTGTTCATAAAGACGAATGTTGTATTCCATGTTTTTATGCAAAGTGTATTGAAGCTCAATGTCAATTCGCTTTTCAAGTTGTGCTGAAATTTGATTATTTAAAATATTTTGAGTGGTCATTGCTAAATTCCTTTGATTGCCCCTTTCGGGGCTGATTTTCTTAGATTTCTGTAATTAATAACGAACTTGTTTCTGCGAATAGAATTTTTGAAGCATAGCTTTCGACAACTGATTTTCTATCATTTCCGATTACAAATGAAAATTGATCCTCAATATCTGTATGGTTTTCAACAATCGCTTGTATTGCAGCACATTCTTTCCAGTTATTTTCCCACATCTGATCCCCAATCATGTTTTCAAAACGGCTATCTATCTCAAATTCTGTTGTATAAATTGCTTTATGTTTAATTGCATTACCATAAACAACAGCATTGATATTCATTTCGATTTTAAATAATTTTTTCATTTTGTCTGCCTCGCAGTTCTGAGTGATGCACAATCGCTTCTCTCTATGTATTCATTATGTGCAATTATAATTGCACATTCAAGTTTTATTTTAAATCTTGGTGGTGTTTCAAAAAGTATGCTGACATTAAATGAAGCCATTATTGATGTAAAAAAGGTTAAGTCGAAAGCTTTAAAATGGTTTTCAATCTTTTTTGAAAAATTACAACTCCTTCTAAAACCGCGCCTAATTCGATGCCTTATTTTGCAATTATTACCTTCAATACCTACAGTAAAAAATGGCTCACCGTATTTGATAGTGTGCTCAATATAGAAGTAGACCCAGTTTTTCATTTTTAATTTCCCAACGCCATAATGTAACCTTTGTGATTCCGAACATTTCACACACTTGATCGGAAGTAATATATTTAGCCATTTACCCCTCCGCATCCGTTTTTGATTCTTCATAAAACCGTTTAGCTTTTTCAAAATCTGATGTCTTTAGGATTGGAAAGCCTTTTTTATGGCAATCAACTATCTCACAAAACTTAAAAACACGTTCCGCCATCTCTAAG